TTCATGATGATGCTAGTAGCAGCCCCAGTTGTAATGGCTTGGGTAGGACTATCTATATTCTTAGTTGCTATGGCTTTTAGAGAGCCATCAATAGTAGAAGATATAGAATCGTATAAATCGGTTCTGTTAATAATTGGTTCGCCCGCGCTAGTTATTATATATAAGGTATTAGAACTATGGACTGCTCAACAGAACAGTCAGATTGAACAGACACGCAAAGGAACGTTCAGGAATGGAGATGCCCACGATGAGACTGAAGAAGAAATTCTTGAGAAACTCAAAAATATAGATTAGGAGGGTAAGCTTTATATACTCTTCTTAAATAGAGAATAATATGGTATTTTATCTTGGACGAGATGTAAAGGTTTATCTTACCACAGAAGAGGCAGGTTCTGCTGTGACAGTTTCTGGAGCAGGACTTGGACCTTACATTGACGTTGTAGGAGTGGCCGATACGTTCACTCTTACTAATTCTGGAACTTATGTATCAGGTACTGTACCCGCTATAACTGTTACTGACGGTGCTACTGGTGGTAGCGGTTTAGCTTTAACAGCTACTATGGCAACTGATGGTCTTTCTGTAAGTGGAGCCACTATTACTAATTCAGGCTCTGGATATAGAAGTGCACCGACTCTTGCTTTCGCAGGCTCTGGTGGTGCTGGTTCAGGTACTACTGCTTCTGGAACTATAACGGTTCAAAAAGGTAGTGATGGTTATACTATTTTCGCTGATGGTTTGAATTGGGGAGCTTCGGGAACAGCCCGAGTTACTGATTTGACTGGAGTTGATTTAAGTATAGGAGCTGTGGATGAAGATATTACCTATATGGGTTTACGTTCTATAACCAAAGCTGAAATAAAGAAAGAGACCACTGTTAGCCTCACGCGTAAAAAACCAGATGCTGTTTGGGATATGATTTATAACAGCAGTTGGCGTTGTGGTGTTAGTGGTACATCTTCGGCATGGTCAGATTTAGAAGGACCTAAGACTAATAAAGGATATAGGGTATACGTTACATTAAAATCAGGTACAGAAGTATTTTCTATTTCTAATACCTATATCAGTGCTCATACATTATCTCTAAATGCCGATGGAACAGCAGAAGAAACAATGGAGTTTGCTACATATGTAACTCCAACTATTTCCACATCTGCACATACAGGCGCAACGAGCGCCGCAAATTTATAAGGAGACAAATATGCCAAGAGGAACAAGAATAACCGTGACTGCCCCACCAGCCCCTAAAAAGAAGGCTGTTAAAAAGAAGGTAGCAAGCAAAAAACAAAAGAAGGAGAAATAATGGTAAACACACAAAAACCTAGTTATGATGAGATTCAAGCTATGGCGGCTCATAAACCTATCACCAGTATGAAAGACATACCCGGTACAGTAATACCACCTATGGCTTTAGATAATGGGAATGGAGAGATTGTTGATGCGAGTTCGCCTATGTGGAACGTTAAATACTTAGAAGAGATGAAACGTAACCCACCAAGCGAGATGGACCCAGAAGCTTAACAATAATAATTAATGGCCCGTAGAGGAAAGGTTAATAAGAATGGCGTACCGCGTAAGAAGCGTAAGAAGCGCCGTATTCAGAAAGGAAAGAAACGAGAATGGCGTGGTAAAGATGGTAAGCTCAAAAAGAAGAAGTAAGCTTTATATACCACCGACTATTACTATGTATGGGCTCTCGCCCAAGGCCAAGGCTCCACAGGATATTTACGCAAGTGTCAACGTGAGAGTCCCACCAAAGAGGAGATATTATGACAAATAATACAACCACAAATGAAACATCCAACCTAACGACGTTGGAACCAGAATCTGGAATGTTAGACAGCATATTAGATGTTTTGACTGCAAGCCCTGAAGTTATGCTTATGGCCGCAGTTATGTTAGCTATGGGTGCATATATTATGTACACACAGCCAGCTGTTAAAGCTCTAGTAATGCCCTATATCAAGAAATACGATGATGAAATTCTCGCAGCTCTTGAAAAGGGACTGACTAAGGCTCAGATGAAGGCATATGAGAAGCTGGATGATGCAGCTCAAAAACACGTAAAAGATGCAATGCTTAGGAATGTAGTTCTATCAGCATGGGACGAGAACGATGATGCTCTCGTTACATTGGTGAAATTAGAAGCAAAGAAAGCCCTAAACGATGCTCGCGCGTGAACGATAAAGAATACGAAGAGCGATTACGTCAGCGAGTAGGAGAAGCTGAATATGAACGTCATAAGGAACTTGTACGCTTGCTGGCTCGCAATCTTGCTCTTGAAGACATTATGTGGGAAGAAATTTCTCTACATATTCGGGATGTTAACTTACGAACAGAGCTCTTGCGCCAAAGAAACTCAGTCGTTCGTGACATACATACGGAATTCCGAGCCCTGAATATAGAAATACCCACAATGATAGAACAAAAGACGGAAGATTTCGTTTCGTTCTTAGAGGATATGACAGATGACACTAGCAGTGAAAAGCGAAACAAAGAAACTGGAAGCAGCACTGACGGGTAGAGGCGCCCTTGATACTAAAGGGCTAGAAGCTATATTTGAGAAGTGTCGGTATGATAAAGATAAGATGCTTAACTTGGTACGTGCCTTTTGTGGTGCGTATTTAGTGGATGGTAAATTACGTCCATTGAAACTAAGACCATTACAAGAAGAGATTATAGTAATGTCTTTGCTACACCCTAGTAGTGGGAAGCAGCGCAAGATGGCTATATTAGCTCCACGAGGCTGTGGGAAATCTTTCGCTCTCTCAGTCTCAGTAGTTATCTATATGTTCTTTAAGCGCTTTAGAGATTTGGTCTTTATCTTGGCTCCATCAGAGGACCAAGCAGCCCTTATCTTTAATTATGTCTACAGGCACTTTTCTGATAATAGATTTCTAGATTCCCTAGTAGACAATTATAAATTCCACAATAAGCCCCATATACGCATGAAAGGGGGCACATTAATGCGAAGAGCTCCATTAGCGCCTAGTAATCAGGGACATGCTATACGGGGCCAGCACCCTACATTCTGTATAGTTGATGAGTCTCCGCTCATTGACGACCATTTATTCGTAGATAACGTAGAACCAGCGATAGTTTCAAATAAGGCCCCGTTCGTAAACTTAGGTACACCAAAGTCAAAAGACAACCACATGTGGCGTTATTTGTATGATGACGCCTATTCTGACTCCTTTGAGCGGTTGGTGTTTACATGGAGAGATGCGATTGACAAAGGAGAAGCGTACGAGGCTCCTTACGACGAGGAAGAAATGTTAACAAAAATGATGGAATGGGGCGAAGATTCTATCTACTGGAGGACAGAATATGAGTGTGAGTTTGTAGAGAGTGTATCGAATGTATTCAATCCAGAGAAATTAAAAGCGTGTTTTGATGCATATGAACCCTATACCCCCGAAACCCTTGAGCAGGGAAGAGGAAGTCATCCTCAAGTTGTTGTGGGTGTTGACATTGGGAAATCTATTAATTCTACTGTTATTACCGGATGGGGAGTCGAGAAGTTTGATGGACCGACTGGTGGAGGGAATCTGGCTCGCCTTATCTACTTGGAAGAAATCAATCCTAGAACTGGCGGGCACGACATTCCATATCAACGTCAGCGTATCATGGACGTTGCTAGAACTTTGTGTGCTGACCGTCTTATTATTGACGCCACTGGTATTGGTGGGGCTATTGAACAGGACCTCAGAGTAGCCTGCATTAATTCTTCTCCACAAATACACTTTATACCTTTCGTATTTACAGGAGGACCAAAAGGAACTAAAACACAAGCATATAGAGATTATCAATCATTTGTACAACAGGGATTGATTAAAGTACCTGACCCAGACCAATTAGAAGGTCCAGCTAAAAAACTAACTACTAAATGGTTCAGAGAACATTGTGATTTACAATATGTAATGGATGCAGCTAATAAGACAGAAAGGATTAGCGCCCCAGATGGAAGACACGACGATTATTGTGATAGTTGTGTTATAGGAATACACGCATCTTTAAGTATGTTGCCCGGCTCTGCCAGTTTTGGTTCAGCTCAAATTTCAAAAGAGGAACCTAGAACTGCATCACGAACAGGTATAGGTAACTATACCAATCAAAGATTATTCACTACAAGGAGGCGTAGAGATATACCTCGCAAGTATAGCTTGTAGAGGAAAGCTTTAAATAGTATCTTTATATATTACTTAACTAGCCATGTCAATAATTGATAATATTAGACGTCGATTTGCCACTATAGGTCGTGACCCTCCTTTTAAAGAAGATGAACCTTTGGACTATGGTGCGGGTGTTATAAAACGCCTCGCTATATCTCAACCATTCATGCAAGCACGGGCTAAAAAGTATGAGCAACATTTAGGTAAACCTATGATTTACATGAATGTTTACCTTTCTGACCCTATCGTACGAACTCTTATTGATTTACCTTGTCTGTATGCAGTCAAGGATAATTTTGATATAGTAACGGATGATGACAATGTCCGCCAAAATATTGAAGAAATGTTAAGAGATATCAATATTGAACAGACCCTTTATGGGTGGTTACGAAACGCACGGATTTTTGGAACTGGCTATTTAGAATGGACTGGTAATAATTTAGTCTTACGCTCAAGTCAAAATATGTATGTTCAACGTAATGAGCATGGACAAATTAAATATTATTATCAAGATATAGGAGATGACAAGGACAATGTACGATTTGAAGAAGAAGAAATTATTGAACTCAAAAACAACCCCTTCGATGATTACGCTTATGGCCTTTCTGACGTCCATCCCATTCTTTATCTGGTTGACCTCAAAGATTATGCTGAACGAGACATCGGAGCCGCTCTCAACAAGTATGCTTCTTCTCGCTTTGATATATCTTGTGGACTTCCCGATATGCCTTATGGTCCTGACAAAATTAACGAAGTGGTGGATGCGTTCAACTCATTAGAACCGGGACAAGATATTATCCACGGTAATGATATAGAAATTGACGAACTACAAGGTACTCAGAGAGCTTTCGAATATGGCAAGTATACAGATGATATACTTGATAAAATGCATATGGCTTTGAAGGTTCCGAAGACTATGTGGACAGACCCCGAAAAGGCTAGACCTATTTTTGAGCCTTATGTTAGATATTTACAAACTATGGTAGAAGCTGCTTTAAATGCACAACTTATGCCTCAA